ACCTCTCCTTGATGACGATGATGCACTTGAAGCAATCTGGAAGAGAGAGTATTCTTTGACAGAGTTTACTGCACCTTCTAGTTTCAAGTCTTATGAAGAACTTGAAAAGCGTCTGAACATGGTGCTCCGCGTTTCTCAACCGAAGCGTAGTTTCGATGAAGAGACTTATAATGAGGACAATGATCGCGGTGACTTCAATGCACCCGACATTACCATGAAGGAAGCATCAGTTGTAGAGTCACGTGATGAGGATGAAGATGATGCCCTGAGTTACTTCCAGAAACTCGCTGAGGCATGATCACTTGATCCTGATGTTGTCTCCTTTCTTTAATTTGTCATTGACATATTGAGAGGAAGGAGAGTAAGTCATAACTCTCTCAACATCATCCAATACAACGTTAAGATAGGCAGATCTCAAAATGTAGATCTGCCTTTTTTCATTTTGAAGACGTGTTTCATATTCTTCATTTGTCACACCATTGGTGATACCAGATGCAATCACCTCTGTTCCCTGAGCAGCATCTCTATAAGTAATAGAAAAATCTTCATCCACCTGCAATCCTGCTGAAATAATGATATTATCTGCTTGATCTCTTACTTCTTCGGTCTCATAGTGATGAATGGCACTATACCCTTCAATACTTCCATACTTATCCAGTAGATAATTTTTAAAAGAGATGTTTGTAAGAGGCCATTCTTCTCTTACGTTGATGATATTATTAATATAAAGAATGACCCAATCTAGTTGGGGATCACCATAAAATTTATCTGCAACATTATCAGGTCTTTCATCACCAACGATTGTGTATCTTGTAAAGGCAGTAAAGTTTTGGAAAAAATCTTCTCTAACTTTTGCTCTCTTGAAAAGATTTTTGACTTCAACATAATCCGAACTAGAAACTTTTTGGTCTAGTCTGGAAACGTAGTTAAAGTTGGGAAGTTGTCTGAAATATCCCATTAGAATCCCATTCCGCTGACACCATCACCCTCTTCATAATCTACATCGTATATAGGTTCAAGTTCTTGGAAGCTAAAAGTAAGTTCATATGCGATTGGGGATCCATCGTCATAAGTCATGTATGCTCCATCTGGTGTATAGTTGACACCAAAATTCAAAAGAGCACATGGTTTGATACGATTAAAAAATGGATGAGGTCGTCCTTTGTGAATGAAGTCAATAAAGAATACGTGAGGAGTATACATGAATAACGAAGCACTTCTTATTCTTGCTGCCATAGCTTGTTTAAATGATCTAATAATATTTTTGCATACAATAGCTTCATCACGTTCTCTTGGAGTCATTCTATATGTGAAATTAAAAGTTCTTAAACCAGGACCAGTGAAAAGAAGTTCAAGATTACTGTTCATCACAGCACCAGTTGTTCTCGTAAGAATATTTGCACCACCAAGAATCTGTGATGCTGCTCCTGCTTTAAGATAATCCTTTAACTGTCCAGCATTCGTACCCACAGCAGATCTTACGTTATCTACTGCTTGATTTACTTGATCACCACTACCTAAAATACCTTGTATCAAAGTATTTCCTGCTGCTTGCAATGCATTTAACTTATCTTGTCCCCAGACAACAGAGTTTTGATCATTATGGTTTCTTGGCATTGGCAACATTATAGATCCAACTCGATTTTCTTTTTTCATTCTATTACTGGGACGCCCGGTAGCAGCACCACCTTCTGATATAATTGCATCAAATCCTTCTGCTCCTGCTGGAACATATTCCACTGCGGAAAAAAGAACATGATCATAATCTCTTGTTTCTTGCCTTTCAAGTGGATAACGGAGATCTCCAAAAGAAAGTTTTGCCAGTTGATCTGCCCCGCCAGCTGCATCTTGAATCAGTGATTGGTCTGCCCCACCAGTAGCAGCAGTATCCGTGTCAGCAGCAGTGGCAGCAGGTTGTTGTGTTTCGCCATTGCCAGCTGGCGGTGTAGGAGTTTTGGTTTGTTCTGGCGCCGGCGCGTTTTGCTTGAAAGAAGAATATTCTGGGGTGTCTCTGATAGATTTTAGATTTCTTTGATCAATCGGATCAGTTGCGTTGAGTTTAAGATTATTAACAACTCCATTTTTTACAGAAGATTTTATATTGTTTAGTTGTGCTTGACCACCACTTTTTGATCCAGGAGCATAAAATTGATTATATAGAGTTTTATTTCGTATAACTTCCGTTCCTGTTGATGCATTGTAACTAGCAATGGGTGTCCTACCAAGACTAATTCCAAAAGCATTTTTGTTATTCAAATAAAGATCATAATTTCCATTTGTTGGATTAGCAACAGCTACTACTTCTGCGGTAGTAGTTCTCCCAGTAGGTGAAGTTAATTTTTGCGAGAAAGACGCTTCAAGATTTCCGTCATTATCTTTCCATCCAGGGTATGTTGCGCGAGGCATTTTAAAACTTTTTTAGTTATTTATCGGGTGGAGCGAATCTTTTTATATGGAATCGCACGAAGATATTTCAACTCTTCTGGATATAATCTGTGCATGGGACCAACGATTTCTGGAAATGTGTAGTTTCTGATTGCATTCCAGTGGTAGTTGAATCCCCTAAATCCCCACCTTGTAATCTCAGTGATCTCTACAAGAGGATGCTCATCATATAAAATGTTAGGTGTTTTTGGTTGGTAAATGAATGTGTACATTGCTCCAACATTATCGGGAGCATATTCAATATCATCCTTTAAAATCTCCATAATGTTTAACATTAAATCATCTGGATTTCTGAGTCCAGAAAGATCGATTGTAGATGATAGTAGGCGATTCATAACCCTAGTTCTTTTTCTGTGATGATCTTGAACTCCATCTTACGATCAGCACAATATTCTCTTGCTGCCTTCCACTTTGCTTCATTGACAGCATAAGTTTTCATTTCATTCAGATATATTCTTGAAACTTTTTTTCTTTTCTTTGGCGGGACAGTTTGCTTAGCTGGTTTAACCTCGACAACGAACCTCTGAGTCCCTCCACTCCTGGTCCGTGTTCTGACGTAGAAGTCTGGAAAATAGCGGTGAATCCGATTATCAACAGGGCTGATGTAGGGGATAACAATCTCTTCACTACCCCATTCCAGAATATTTTCATTCTTATCACACCAATTCATGAACTTCAACTCCCAAAGGGAGCGATAAACAATGTTAGTAGGATCACCTTTGTATTTTAGATAGTTACTTGGGCGAAATCTACCTTTATAACTCATACATAGTATAGCAGGACTAATAGGTATTTAGATGGCACTTGGAGGCGGCAACGTTCCTTACAGGACTATAAGCACAAGTGAGTTTATAAAAAGATTTTCAAATCTGGCTCAGTCCAGTCAGTTTCGTGCTGTGATACAGATCGGCACTTTGCCTTTCACTAAAAACTTCGCACCACAAACAAGATACATTGATGATTTGAGTATTTTATGTAGCAATGCATCTCTTCCTGGATCAAGTTTTTCTACAACAGAGAACTTGCAGGACTATTATGGCGTCAATCAAACGTTTGCATACAGAAGAGATTTTGATGATTTAACTTTGGAGTTTTATGTTGACACTCAATATAGAACATTGAAGTTTTTTGAAACTTGGATGGATTATATTTCCAGTCCAGATGAAAGTTATTCTGTGGTGAGCACTGGTGGACCAAAGATGAGAAATAGTTTTTATAGATTTAAGTATCCAAAATTCTATAAGTGTGATTTGGATGTTCATAAGTTCAATAAAGATTATGATATAAACAGAGCAGATATTTTGTATTCATTTGTGAACGCATATCCAACAAGTATTGCATCAATACCAGTTTCATATGATTCTTCAACTATCATCAAGTTAAGTGTTACTTTTAAGTATGACAGATACTTTATGAATAGATCATCCAATGCTATTCAAACTGGTGGAGAACCAAAAGGACCAACTAATCAGGCAACTGCTGCTGGTAATACATTTGATCCAAACAGTGCTGTTTTGAGTGGATTATCAGAGCAAGGATATGCAACTGTTTCTGATCCATTTGGTTCCAGTGTTACATTTTTTGATGGTAATGATGGTCAACTAGATTTCTAATAATCCCATAAATAAAGACACTGAATTGTATAGGAGATTATGCCTTTACCAAAGATTGCAACACCATATTATGTGTTAGAACTTCCATCAACAAGTGAGAAGATTGAGTTTAGACCTTTCCTTGTAAAAGAAGAAAAACTTTTAGTCCTGGCAATGGAAAGTCAGGATCAAAAACAAATCACGAAGACAATCAAAGATGTCATCAGAGCTTGCGTAAAGACTGATATTAAGGTTGAAGATCTTCCTACGTTTGATATTGAATATCTCTTCCTCAACATTCGTGGTAAGTCAGTTGGTGAAGAGATTGAACTGAAAATCATTGCTCCTGATGATGAGGAGACAGAAATTCCAGTGGTTATTGATATTGATGATATCAAAGTTGTAAAAAATGAAGACCACAATCGTGACATTAAACTTGATGAGAGTTTAGTTTTACGTCTGAAATATCCATCATTGGAACAGTTTATTAGTGAGAACTTTGACTTCAATGATGATGCATCAAATGTAGAAAAAACATTTGATTTGATTGCATCATGCATTGATACGATCTTTAATGAAGAGGAAGCATGGTCTGCTGCTGATGTAAGCAAGAAAGAGCTGCAAGAGTTCCTGGATCAACTAAACACAAAACAGTTCCAGGAGATTGAAAAGTTCTTTTCAACAATGCCAAAACTTTCTCATACGATTAAAGTTACCAATCCAAAGACCAAGAAAAAGAGTGAAGTCGTATTGGAGGGACTGTCAAGTTTTTTCGCGTAAGCATGTCCCACATGAATTTGGAGGCATACTTTAAGATTAACTTCGCTCTCATGCAGCACCATAAATATTCATTGACTGAGATTGAAAACATGATGCCCTGGGAACGGGACGTTTATGTAGAACTTTTGAAACAGTTTATTGAGGAGCAAAAGTTAGAACAACAACGTCAACAGAATGTCTAACAAAGCAGAAAGATTAAGAAAGGCATATGAGTTCAAGCTCGGCAAAGCTTTTGTGTCTAAACTTTCTGATGATCAACTTAAAATACTTTCAAAGTATTATAACTCTTTAAGTGATAGTGAACAGAGCGATTTAGATAATAAAATATTCAAAGGACATACTGATACTGACTTGCATGAAATGGCAAGAGGTATGATGGAGGAAGTGGAGGAGGAAGTTGCACCACCACCTCCTCCTCCAAAAGTAACCGCGATTGTTCCATCAAAGTTTTTTGGTGAAGAGAGATATGAAAAGTATGTACAAGAAATAACTGAAAGTGGCACGATAGATGGTCAACTACTTACTCCGTCTGAAAGAAAAGAAGCATTTAAAAAGAGAAAGAGTAAAATAGATTTTAAGAATTTTGTTGATAAAGTTCTTGAAAAAAAAGCAGAGGCAGCTGCTATCGGTGGAGATGGTGACACCGCCGCTGCTCCTGGTGCAAGAAAATCTGTTGTTCCAGAACAAATACTTTTACCAGGAACTGCTGATTTAGTTCCTGATTTGAAACCAGATAAAGAAGAGGAAAAGAAAACCGCAGAAGTAAAAGAGGACGTTGATAATATTGATGAGAAACTTGATACTTTATTGAGTGAAATTAGAGAGGAAAATAAAGAGGAGAAAAAGTCTACTGAGAAAAAGAGAGTTGAAAAGGAAAGGGAAAGAAGAAAGAAAAAAGAAAATCGTTTAGAATCTGCTAAGAAATTTTTAGTTGCACCTATCACAAAGGCACTGCAACCCATTGGAAATATATTTCAAAAAATATTTGATGGTATATTAAAGTTAATATTTACTAAGGCATTGATCAAACTGATTGATTGGTTTACGGATCCATCAAATCAAAAAAAAGTTAATACAATAGTGAGATTTATTAAGGATTTTTGGCCTGCAATCATTGCTGGATTCTTAATCATTGGATCTGGACTTGGTGGATTGGTGACTTCAATCATGGGAGTCACTGCAAAACTGGTGTTGAGACTTCTTGGATTAACTGCCAAACTTGGAATCGCCGCAGCAAGATTAGCTGGAAGGGGATTAGGAAAAGGACTTAGATTTGCTGCAAAAAATCCAGTGGTCACTGGACTTGTTGTTGGCGGTGCTCTTGCTGCTGGTGGTGCCTATGCTGCTTCTCAGCAAAATGAGGAGCAAAGGAAAAAAGAAAAGAAAGAATCCCCAGAAGCAACTGTTACTCCTGAGGAAACAAAGAAGACTGGTAAAACACCAGGAACGCAACAGTTGATGAGAGAATCCATCCTTCAAAGGGGGATTCAAGGATTTAGTAATGGTGGACAGGCAATGGGAACAGACACCGTTCCTGCGATGTTAACACCAGGAACGCAACAGTTGATGAGAGAATCCATCCTTCAAAGGGGGATTCAAGGATTTAGTAATGGTGGCCAGCCAATATTTCCTGTACAGGCAATGGGAACAGACACCGTTCCTGCGATGTTAACGCCAGGAGAAACTGTTCTTCAACCTGGTGCAAGAGAAAGACAAATCGCAGCAACTGGTGTTGATCCTCTTGATTTTAACGTTGGATCTAATGCTAATAGACCTAAAATAATGAATGGCATCACTTATGCTGCCGGTGGTGGTCAAATGGGTGCAAAACAAAACAAGAAAATGTATTTACATTGGACTGCTGGTGGATACAGTCATCGTGGAGGTCCTTATCACTCAACGATTCAGGGTGATGGTAGCGTTTATAGACATGCTGCTTATAATACTAGAACTGGTCACACAGAGGGTAGAAATACAAACTCTGTTGGATTGAGCGTTGCTGCCATGTCTGGGGCACAAGAAAATAACTTTGGTCAATATCCAGCTAAGCAGATTCAGATTGATAACATGGCAAAAGAGGCAGCAAGGATTGCAAAGTTGTGGAATTGGAGTCCTAGTGATGTCAATATCAAAAGTGTAATGACTCATGCTGAGGCAGGATCAAATAAAGATGGAGTTTATGCTACTGACAACTATGGTCCCGTTGCATGGGGTGGAACAGGAGAACGTTGGGATTGGTATAAGACAAAAGTAACTGATGCTCCTGGAACTGGTGGAGACAAACTTCGTCAAAAGATTAAACAGTTCATGGGACAACCTGGTGCTTTGGAAATACCAGAAGCAGGAGGATCTCCTTCTGGTACTCCTGGTCCAGAGGTTGCTCCTGGCAGCGGAACAGGAACTCTTGCTCCCGGTTCAAGCACTGGCGATGCCAATGCTCAGGCTTTGATGTCATATCTCATACGTTTAAGTAGACTGCCATCTGTTGGTCAGCAAGGTATGACTCCTGTTTCAAATATAGGAGCAACGAGTCAACCAATCGGAACAAATGGTAGTGATGTTCCTCAACTTGGTAGTTTAGATCCCAATAATAATAGTCTTCTCGTTATGAAATCAATGTATAACATAGTGGGTAGTTAACTATGTTACCAGCATTAATTGGAGCAGCAAGAACTGCAAGTAATGTAAAATCAGCAACCAAACTTCTTCCAGGTCGTACTGATAGAAAGAAAGGTGGTGCTCTTGTTCGTCAGGAACGCCCAACAATGTCAGGGTTTGTGAAAGGAGTTGAAACAAGACGTGCAAGAGTAGAAACAAAACCTCCAATCGTTCCAGCACTTGTCGTTCCAGCACTTGGAGAAACTCCAAAGGCAGATCCATCTAAACCAAAGTCAAGATCTATTTCAAAAAAGATTGATCTTCTTCTCAAATATACAAGAGAAAGAAATAAGATTGACAAAGATCAAAGAAAAAAAGAAAAGAAAGAAACTGAAACAGGAAAGCGACAAAAGAAAGAGGAAGAAAAAGAAAATCTTGTAAAGAAACTTGGTCTTGGGATTCGAGATAGAGTCGTAGCACCAGTCAAATCTGTTTTTGATAACATCTTAAATGCAATCAAAACGATTATCGTTGCAAAGATTGCAATGTGGGCTGTTGATAATCCGGAAATATTTCTTTCAATCTATAAAGGTATTGCCAGAATTGTTGATGTTGCATCAAGTATTATTGTCACAACGATTGATATACTTGCAGGAGTCATTGAGTTTGGATATAAGATAGCAGATGGATTTAACGAATGGAAAGACGGGAGTCTTACTGGAAAGTTTAAAGAACAACTAGATGCATTACTTCCTGCTATCAATGGATTTTTAAATGCTGCTCTGGTTGTTGGTGGCATTTTACTTGCAAATTCATTGAGAGATCTTGGCGAGAAAGATATTGATCTTCCTGAGCAAGAAAAACAAAAACTGAAACAAGAAGCAGAGAGGGTAAAGAAATCAAAGACGTTAAGTGGCAGAACACCAGCAGATCGAAAGATTAAAACTGGTTCAAGTCCAATACAAAAAACAAAAATAGGATCACCAGAGAGAAAACTGGCAAGAAAAGTTCAGATTAAACATGGACATGCTGCCAGAGAAATCTTTGAGGCAAAATACGATGATCTAAGATCTCAGGGTAAGTCTGCATTTGAAGCAAAGAAAGGTGCTGACAATGCAGTAAAGAGAGCATTAAAGAGAAAACCATCACTATCAAAACCACAACTTGGAACTCTGTCTGCAAGAGCAAACAGAATCAGAGGAACAGTTGGTGGTCCTGCTGCTAAGAATCTTATTGGTTCAAAGATTTTTGGTAGAGGTGTTGATAGGGCAACGCAAAGATTCTTTTTAAAGGTGATTGGAAAGGGTGGTGTTCAGGGTCTGAAAAAAATCATGAACAAAATTCCCGTGATTGGACCATTGCTGGTCTTTGGAATGAACTGGGCATCTGGTGATTCTATTTTAAGATCTGGTGCAATGGCCGTTGGCAGTGGCCTTGGACAGATGATCGGAACTTGGGCTGGTGGGGCATTGGGTGCTGCTGGTGGACCATTGGCACCAATCACAGTGCCTCTTGGATCTTTTCTTGGCAATATGCTTGGAAGTATGGGTGGTGAATTTTTAGGTGGATTCTTCTATGATGTATTAAGTGGAAAGATGGGTAAGAGTCCTGGTGCTGTTGGTAAAACTGTTGGTAAAGCGATAGAAAAATTCTTCAAACAAGACTGGGGTAAGATTGGTAAGGGATTTGTGGATTGGTTACTCAAAACTATGCGAGACATAGGAAATGGTGCATGGAATATCATCTCTTCTATGGTTAAGTTCATGGGTGGTGTGGACTTCATAAAAGCAATTGGAAAAGCATTTAATGATTTAAAATATGCGATGGGTGTTGGTATTGAAAAACTTAATAAGCTTGATCTTATGGGAGCAGCGCTAGCATTTAAGTCTGTTGTGGAACAACTTGGTAAACTGTTTATAGCACCTGGTCCATATGCATTCATCTGGGAAAATGCCATCAAACCTTTCTTTAAAAATGTAAGCAAATTGTGGAACAATAGAGATAAGTTCTGGGATTTCTTAACAAGAGAGGGCACATTCCAAGAGGTTACTGGTGCTATTACGGGAGCTGCTGCTGGTGCAGGACAAGCAGTTGCTGGTATGACTGCTGCTACCACTGGTGGAGGTGTAACTCCAACTCCATCTGGTCCTGGATCTGGTGCGCCAGTTGTTGGTGCTGGTAACTTGAATGTCTCTAATGTAAAAACAACATATTATGATCCAGCATTGGGTGGTATTAATGCAAGTGGATATAAAACTGCCGAAGGACTTCCTGCTACTTCCACTGGTGAAGGTTATCGTCCAGAAGTATTTTCTGCTGCTGCATTTCCACCATTACTTGCATTACTTCCAAGCAGCATGACAGTTCCTGCTCGTAAATTTCCTGGTGGTAGAACATTAAAGAGACCCTTTAATATCATTGTGACTAACAGTAAAGGGAAGAGAGCAGTTGTAAGAGTTAATGATGTTGGTCCAGGAGTAAAAGGACATTCATCTAATCACATGTTAGATTTTAGTGTTGCTGCCAAAAACTATTTGGGTACTGGTGAGGGATTTAAAATTCAAATGGCATCATCAGGTTCCACACCAGGACCATTAACTGGTACGGCACCACCAACACCAGCAGCTCCTGCACCTGCACCATCTACATCAGAACCAGAATATCGCCCAACACCTAGTCCTGCCATGACTGCTCCTACTGCACCAAGAGTAGCAAGTGCTGCACAAACTATTTCTGGTTCTCCTTCAAGTGGTGTTGGAGGTCCACCAACTGTTGGACAACAAGGAGTTATACCATTACCAATTCCACTTCAATCTGTTGGAACTCCACCAACTGGTGGTATGTCTGTTGTTAACACTGGTGGTGCATCGTTAAATAGTTTTTATAAATCTCAACTGTTTGGATTCTTATATAAGCAAGGATAATGTCAAATACAGCACAAGACGCAAACATAAAAGAATTCATAATCCAAGCAGCAAAGGATGCTGGTAGAGGTGTTGATATCAAAGAGGGTATTACTTCTTTCTCATACTATGAAACTATTCTATCAAATCATGCGACAGCATCATTTGAAATGATGGATAGTGGTAACTCAATCGAACGTGATGGAAAAAGAGTTAGCATCTTAGAGGGTTTGCCGATTCGTGGTGGAGAGGAGATTAGATTTACGATTGAGGATAGTAAAAAAGTTCAGTTGAAGATGGAAATGTATCTCAATAAAATGAGAGACCTTGATGAAACCACAACATCAGATCGTATGACGATGGATTGTGTGACAAAGGAATGTTTTTCCAATGAGACTACCCGTGTTCTGAAAAGATATGAAGGAAAAATATCTGAATCAGTAATCAAGATTTTAAGAGAAGTATTAAAGGCAGACTTTAAACCAGAGAACATTGAAGAAACTTCAAATCAGTATGTCTTTATTGGAAATGATAGAAAACCATTTTATATTTGTACGTGGTTAGGAACCAAGTCAATTCCAACGGAGAACTATGGTAAAACTGGTGGATTCTTTTTCTATCAAACACAAGATGGAATGAACTTCAAGTCAGTTGATAATCTTCTTGGGCAGGATGTTAAGAAGAGATATATTCTCAATGATAGTGATAGAATCCCCGAAAAATATGATGATAAGATCTTAAACTATGATTTGCATCGAACTGTGGATGTTCAATCTAATATGATGTTGGGAGCATTTAAAAATAGAACAATCTTTTTTGACCCGTATCAGTTTAAATATGAGATGAAAGAGTATGATATTACTCAACAAAAGAGTGTCAAACATGCTGGATCACAAGATGATTTTGATTTTGTAAATCCACTATTTACAGAAACACCTACACGATTGATGAGTTCTGTTCTTGATGTGGGAACTCTTCCAGTTGGTGCAGATGGCAAGGCACAACTATCAAGATGGGCTTCAAATAAATCAGAAACTAATGATAAAGTGATGGAACGTATGGTTCAATCAGTCATGCGTTATAACCAGATGTATTCCATTGTAACTTCGATTACAATACCAGGAGATTTTAGTTTACGTGCTGGTGACATCATTCAATGTGACTTTCCAAGAGTTTCTGGTGATACAAAAGAGATAGATAAGAAAACAAGTGGTAAATACTTAATATCAAATCTATGCCACTTCGTTACTCCTAACAGATGCTTTACTCAGTTAGGATTGATTAGAGATTCATACGGTAAGGTAAGCACCTAATGGAAAACATCGAACAACATATCAAAAAGGATAAAGAAATCCTTGACAACCCAACAATTTCTCCTCAACAACGTCGTCATACTCAACAAGAGTTGGCTGACTTGGAATCATATGCAGAGCGTCATCCAGAGGATCATCATGATCCAACTCCACTTGAACTTTTTTGTGATGCTCATCCAGATGCCGAAGAATGTAGGATTTACGAAAGCTGATGTTAGAACAAGGACTTCTTAAAAAACAATTTGTCGGAAGAGATGGATTCTTCTGGTGGTTAGGTCAGGTAGTTGACTCCAAGAAATGGAAGGACAACTCACCTGGTCTTCCCACTGCGGATCTACCTGGAATGAAGCGTAGGGTAAAGGTTCGCATTATGGGTTATCATACTGCGGCACCAGGAGTCCTCACTGATGATGATTTGCCTTGGGCATATTGTATGATGCCTGTCACTGCTGGTGGAAATCAGGGTGGTATGTCTGCCAGCGTTAACTTCTCTGGTGGTGAGTGGGTCTTTGGTTTCTTCCTTGACGGTGAGGATGGGCAACAACCCATTATCATGGGAGTTCTCGATAAGTCGAGTCAACTTACATTTCCAAAGTCAATACCTGATATTGGATTCAAACCTTT